ACATGTGTCCCCCCGTTGGCTCGGCAGACCCCTAGTTGCTGATATATCACACAGGCAGGCAGGCGCGGACACGCGTACGGGCGGACACATGTACGCATGACGGACACGGACACCCTGCCCCTACACCTACCTAGCCGCAAACAAAACACGGCTACCCCTACCTAGCTGCATGTATACAAGTTAAATACAAGTAGACATAGACAAGGGTCGCCTAAGGGCTATCTGTGTGTGTGATGGGTTGGCGTGTTTGTATCGTGTTTGGTGTTGGGTGATATATAACGGATATATTAAAAGTATTCTACTAATTGGCGTATATCTGTATCACATATGTGATTAAATAGAGCTAGTAAGTACAACTACTAGATACAAGGGGAATACATGACACGCAAGGATTACCAACTAATAGCGGACACTCTCGCGCGACATAATCGCGAAGCGAACGAACGCGGGCGACAATTTGAAGCGGGCGCGATAGCGGGCATAGCTTACGAATTGGCAACGAAACTACAGCACGAAAACCCAAGGTTTAGCCGCGACACTTTTCTAGGGGCTTGCGGGCTTTAATCGGGTACCCCTAGCGCATATGGCGTGACGTTCAATCGTAACTAGGGACTATACAGCTGCTACGCTGTATTACAGTAAGACATATAACTAACAAGGGGAATACATGCAGACAATAACAATAAGTAAGCGGGTACCGAATCTATCGGTCACTCTAGAGTCACGCGCGCAAGCTATGGCAAGCGTTCTATATGACACTAACCGTGAATCTTTACTAGCGGCGCGTTCGGTATGGGCATCATTTAGAGAGTCTAAAGGGTTCAAATACGATGCACCGAAACTATTCACCTACCCCGCAAGCCAAGCCAAGCTAGGCAAAAGTGAGCAATTCACCGTAGGGCTCACATTGCAACACGCCGCGGTAGCGGGCGTAGAGACATGCCCTTGGCGCGGTGAATGCGCGTCAATCTGTGTGCTAGACAATGGCAATGGACGCTATGCGAACACGCAAAAGGGGCGCGACATCAAAACCCAATTTTTACATGAATACCCCGTAGCCTTTACACGCTTACTAATTGAAGAGCTACGCGGGCTTGCCGCCAAATATGAACGGGTGCTAGTGCGCTTGAATGTAAATAGTGATTTACGATGGCACCGAATCCTACCCGCACTTGTAGACGGTGAGCTATTCCCTAATGTCTTCTTCTACGATTACACGAAAAATGCCGCGATACTTAGCGGCGCGGGAATGGTGGCGCGAAACTATCGCGCGGTGTATTCCGTCAACGAATCAAGCGACATCGACAAGGTGCGCGCGTTCGTGTCCCGTGGCGGTACCGCCGCTATCGTCACAACACGCGACAAGAAAACGCCGCCGCCCGCCTACTTTATGGGGCTTGCCGTAGTAGACGGCGACATTACAGACAACAGATACGATGAGCGCGGCGTATGGGTAGACCTATCCGCCAAGGGTAAGGCTAGGGCGTTAATCGGTAAATCTGAATTCGTTCGGGCGATATAAAAGGGGGTGACAACATGACAACACTAGATGCATTAGGTATCGCGGGCGCGGCTCTCTGCTTATCGTTCCCGCTATGGGGTGCCTACTTATTGCGCGCATATCTTGACAATAAACCAACACGCGCGGAACGGTGGCACCGTAACCACGCCAACGTACTACGCCGTAGAGAGCAAATAAACCGCCGCGGGTGGTAGCTCTAATCCCGTACCGCGTAGGCGGCGCGTCATTCACGATGACAACGGGAGCGACTAGGCACAACGCCTAGACAATTAAACCTAAAAGGGGTAAGCAATGCTAAATAGAGAGATACTCAACATAGACATGGACATGAAACGTAGACCCATCTACGACATAGAGCAAGACGTATGGCAAGCTATCGCCGATGCCAACGGGCTTGACTATGAAGACATAGCCGATGGCGACCTATCCGAATGGCTTTAAAGGGGTGACCAATGGAAACTAAACGCGAACTACAAGAACACATTTTACAACTAGAAGATTTTCTAATGTACATAAAGGTTTATCACAACGGCGAATGGCAAGAATTCCACCGCGAATATGACGAAAAGAAACGGGGCGAATAATGGCAACGGCACAAGAACTAGCACAAAATATTGGCAAGCGCGGACAGCTTCGGGTATCGGGTACCGCGTTAACGTTCGCGGTCACGGTTACCGATGCGCGGAACCGCTACGGGAATCTCGACTACAAAGTTAAACCCGTGGACGGTAACGGCGAAGCATGGCACCAAGCCGACGCGGTAATCCTTGACATCTAGTTATATCTGTACTACGGTTAGACATATCGACGAAGGGACACGCAATGCATATAACAACATACGAAGAACTACGAGCGAGCTTGCTTGCTTATCTATTTAACCAAGAAACATACAACGAAGGAGACGAAGAATGAGCTGCAAAGAATGCGGTCAAGAACTAACGGAGGTAGGAGAGATGGACGAATACCAGCTATGCCATGTCTGCTACTGCGTAGTAATGGATACAACTAACAACACCGAAACGAACCAACAATGAAAGCAAGCGAAGCAATAGCCCATCTTCAAGCGTTAGACGGTGACCAAGATTTAGCCATCACATGGTGGACTAGAGAAGAAGTTATCGATTTTGCTTACGATTTTTATGATGAAACGCTAGACATCTCAGAACATGAATGGGTGACAGCGTTAAACCAATTGCCCGACAATATCGGCATCATCAATGAGCAGATGTGGGAACAAATCACAGACACAATCAAAACAAACAAAGGAGAAAAGCAATGAGCAAAGAAACAATACAGGCAGAAATAATCAGAGGGTTTGAAGACCTCCGTTTTCTACTGAGTGAGGGTGTACGACTGGGCGAGCTACGCCCGATGCGGACATTCGCAATGTTAGAGCAACTAAACCAAGCCCAATTCCTTATCGAGCAGGGCATGCAAGACAAGGAGACAGCACAATGAAAGCATTAGAAACCACGAAACTAATCGAAATCACCATGCTGGTGGCAGTAGAAACCTACGACGGGAACTTTGTCGGGGTATCTGCGATGGACTACATCACCACCGCAAGCGAAGCACAAGTAATCGGATACACAGAGCGTGCAGTCATCGCAACATACATGGACGGTAAAGAATGAGCGCAATACTGATAGCCGTACTGTATTTCGCTATCGGATACAGCACCCACAAACTCATCACCGTCAAGCGCAAGCGAGCAATGCGAGCGCACCCAAGCTGGGGGTCAAGCAAATGAAAGTATATGACCTAAACAAGAAGACAGAACCGCATCATGTTTTCGTTATCTGCTATGACCCGAACCAAAAGCTTTGGTATCACGAGACAGATGTAGAAGAAGATGTACTACCCGATGGAACAGTATGGAACGAAGACACACGCTCATGGCAAAGCGGATACCTTGGTGACGGCGAATACCTTGACGGTGTAGAAGACTGCGCCATCGCATTACATAACGCTCTCGCCTTCCTAAACGAGCAGGTGCAAGCATGAGAACCACGAGCGACATACTTGAAGACTGGGTACACCAACACATCACCAATGAACCCACAGCACGACAGGTGGTCGACATCTTGCGGAAGCGTTGGGGTTGGACAGTCCTGATAGATGACATGGAACGCTATGAGCAACAAGCTGAAGTCGAGAGTTAGGTTATGGCTTTGGCAACGGAACTACCGCAAACAAGGACAATACAAGCCACCACGAAAGCTGTATGTCGTAGTCAAGGTGGTAGCTGGCAGAGAGTACGGGTACTGGCGTGGCTGTTACCAATACAACGGTCACACCTTCAGCCCCGAACCCGCCAAAGCGTACCTGTTCCGTTGCAAGAAACAAGCCGAAGCCACAGCAGATAACTCAATGCTTTACCGCTACGCCAACTACAAGGTGATACGCTACCGCAAATAATGTGTTAGAGTTACAAGTTGAATTGCCCCGCTCCACAGATTTCCCCTTCTCTGTGTCGTAGTGGGGCTTTTCACTTTCCCGAACGCCTCTTAGCCAGCGCATCACGCTGACGAGGAGTAAGCCCACCGAACATACCGAACCTACGAATATCATTCGTCTCAGCTTCCATTGCATACTCCAAGCAAGCTGACCGTACCGTACATTTGTTGCAATAAGTTTGTGCCTCATCAAAAAAATCTCGGTGGTTCACACCAACCTGTGGCTCAGGGAAGAACACGTCCCCACCAACACCTATACAGTTTGCCTTCTCATACCATGCTGGGTGCATTGTCATTTCTTTTTACCCTTCTTCTTTGCTGTTGCGATATGTCGCCGTAACACATGACATAAACATTCGCATCCGTCTATCTCGAAATCTGTCCACACTGCGACAGCTTTTTCTATCGTTCCACAATGGTCACATATGCCAACATGCCCACACGGGTGGACACATGAGCCATCGGGAAGTTCAGTCGTCGTCATCTTCTTCAGGTTTACCACACACGAGGGGTGTTCTCCCAATCGGGAAGTCACACGGGCAAGGTTTACGCTCGCCTTTCTGCACCATCACTCGACCCCGTTCAGTATGTTCTCAATCTGTTTGGCGTTCACCATTGACAAGCAACCGATATACCCTGCGGTATCTACCACGGTGTCATGCGCCCATCTACCCTCAGCTAACGCTGTTCTCAGGCGAGATAGTTTGACGGACACCATGAACAAGATGGCTTGCTCGACAGTCATGTCTATCCCTGTGAGAGCTTTGAAGATGTCACGGGTCTGTGTGTAATCCTCTAACGGATGAGCATAAGCAGCGTGCCTGTCACCTGTGATGAGACTGTGCGCCTCTAACAGAACCTCACTTCCCTTCATAATCCTCATCTCTGAATGGGTTACGCCACACCGTTTGGAAACTGTTCGCCTCAATCTGTTCCTTCTGTTGTCTATCCTCATAACATCTAATGACATGTATGCAAGGGTCTGACCCGTCAGTGAACTCTGCGTCCTCAGTAATGGACATAGGTATCCCGTCATGGGTGTAACAAACAGGCGGTGAAATCCACCCGTTGTCCATCCCAGACTTCAACCATGCGCTGAAATCAGTGAACATCAGAACGCTTCTTCGTCACCCAAGAAAGGAACAGCACCAAACTTTTGGCTAACTTGCTTCATCGTTTGTTCAGTCTTGTCAGCGAACACAGCATTGAACCTGACAGTCAAACCGATTTCGTCTGCCAAAATTTTTGTTGTCCACTTCTTCTCACCAGTTTTCTTATCCTCATACGATGAGATGTCAAGCTTGCCTGACACGATGACACGGCTACCCTTTTCAATCGATGATGCTGCATGCTCTGCCATCTGACCGAACACGGTGACGTTGTGCCATACGGTAACTTTCTTTTCATCTTTACCTGATGTTGTTGCCACCGTGAATGTGCCTTGTGCTAGTCCTGATGTGGTGTACTTCAACTCGATTGGTTTGCCAGCGTTGCCGACAATGGTGATGTTATTCATTTGGTTTCTTCTTTCATTGGATGGATGTTGTTTGTTGTGCTATTCCGTTCACGCCCAATACAAACATGGGTTGGTGGTTCGGAAACTTTGACATGGGTAACAAGACGCATAGAGCATCTATCGCATATCCATGATGTTGTGTGTCGCCCCTTCATGGTTGCCTATCTTACGGCTTGATAGCCCACGGACCCCACCCGAAACCGTAACGGTCAACACCGTACTGGTAGATGGCTAGTCCTGCGGTTAGACAAGTAACTGGTTTGAATAGGTCTGCTGGTTTAGTGATGATGCCCTTATCGGTTAGCCATCCTGTCCATGAACCATTCAGTTGAAGCAAGCATCGGCTGCCACCATTAGGGTCTTCACGGTTGAAAGAACGGTTTATGCCACGGCTCTCTCTAAAAATCACATGGTCGAGTGTGCGCATAGCGTCCTCTTTCCAACCAACTTGCCGTGCCAATGCCCACCATTGGGGGACTTTAGCGTCAGCTGGAATTGGTAGTGGTTCTTCCCTTACTAAACGAACATTGCTGGTTGCGGATGGCGTTCCTGTCGTCGTCTCTGCTGGTGCTTGTGCCATCGCTACCGTTCCCCCTGCTACCCCTAAACCTATAAGTAAAGCTGTAAAAATTTTTAACATTGTTTCTCCTAATCGTAGGTGGATACTGACATCAACTCCTTGACTTGCTCTGGGTATATGAGAAATCCTTTCGCTGGATTTGTGGAGTCTGCGGCTGCCGTTCGGATTTGTAATCTCTCGACATTTGCTTTTATGTATCGGCGTAGCCTGCTGGTTTCAATTATAACAAACGCATTGGGTGAGAACAAATACACCCACCATTTGGCTTTAGTAGTGGCTATTCCTGATGGCTTCCATCCTGTATCACGCGGATTCTGCTCGTACTCCACGAAGATGCGTCCGTTGCGGAAGCGGTCGTACTTTACTTCGAATGAACCTTTGCTCAGCTCAGAAAGAAATTGTTGTACTAGTTCTTCACCGTGATGACCAAACTCTAAATCTTTTGTGAAGTCAAATTGTTTGATGTCGTGTGATGGTTCGTACCCTTCGGTACGCTCAACCATTAGCAGCCTGCTCAAGTTCAATAACTTTTCTGCACAGTTCGCCGAACATGGTTATGGTAGGGATGATGCACCATGTGTATGGTGCTGAACCACCATGCTCTGCTTCCCATTGTTTCTGTGCATTGCATGAAGCCAGCATCCCCTCAACAGTTGAAGGGCTTGTGTCCCACGGACAATCTTCTGTGCTCTCCATTAGTAGCCTGCCTGTTTTAATATTTTCATTAGGTCATCTAAACGCAACAGCGCATACTGGTCAGCAGGGTTGCCGTAGTTGCGACGCTTCGCCACCACAATCCCAATCTCTGCACCCGCGTTCTTCCGTTCGTTCTCAGCTTCATGCAACCACCCAGAAAAGTTCAATGTCTTCTGGTTCTTACATTCCCACACGAGACGAGGGTCAGTACCTGCGATGTCACCTTTATCTAATGTGCCGTGCAATGTGCGACGCTCAACAAAAGGATAAAAGTTTTTCAGATAGTTAACGATGAATGTTTCGAAGCTAGTTCCCTTGGCTCGTTCCTTCGACACGTTGCACCTCCTCATCCAGTAGCAAACGGAACAGCGCACTACGCGACCATCCACGTTTCTTGCATATCGTTTCCACCCATGACAGTTGGTGTGCGGTCAATCGCATTGACACCATCTTGGTTGACGGTGCTGAACCTGTCGGGTCTACGGTGCGTTTCGCCGCCATTAGTTACCACCCTCGTTCTTCATAGCGGTGAAAGCGTCACGCAAGATAGGTAGTTGTGACTGCATGATTACCCCATCCCAGTTCAACTTTGCTTTTGATGCAACGATGGCTGGGTCCAAACCAATCTTGTCACAAGCGTCAACGAATTGTTTTACTTGTTGTTGTGTTAGTGGTTTGTCTTCGTTCACGGGAGAAGGTTCAGCAGGTTTGGTAGCAAGCGGATTCGCTACCTTGCTGTTGGTCTGTACCTTCCCCGCTATTTCTTGTCCTTCCCATTCCTGCTTTGACCACAGGGATAGTGAGATTCCGAAACGCATTGCGGCGTTGCGTAGGAAATCTCCGATAAGTTCTTTGTCCAACTCTGCTTTGTCGTGTTTGACTGAGCCAACACCGATG